GCCACCAGGCAGGTGACGGTGGTTCCTTCCACCGCATCGTTCACCGGCGGCGCAGTGGGCTACAAGATCCCCGCGCTGTCCCTGCTGCAGCCGATCAGCACGTTCGGCAACGGCAGCAGCTGCACCATCGTGGCGGTGAAGGATGGCACCAACGTTCACCGGATCGATGGATTCCGCGGCAGTCCGGCCCTCAACAGCACGCTGAACGGCTACGGCACGTTCACGATCACGGGCGTTGGCCGTTACACCACCCCCACCGCTAGGAGCGCCGAAGGATTCGTCTACAGCAACCAAGCCGAGCCGGTGCCCGTCACCCCGACCCACACCAAGGCAATCCGGTTCCAAGGCTTCAATCCCTGCTCCGAAGGGTTCACGTTCGACTGGGGCCTGCCAACCGTGTTCCGCTCGCTGATCGGCTGCGAACCTCACGCCCGCATCACCGACCGCCCCAACCCGAACGGCACAATCACGATCGAAAACCCGCCTGTGGCGACGAAGAACTTCTTCACCGCTGCAGCTGACAACAGTGGCGCCAGCGATGGCCCGTTCGTTGTGCAGCAGGGCACGACGGCTACCGAAAGCTCCATCTTCTTCTGCCCCAAGGCAGCAATCAGCGGCGACCTCTCGTTCTCTGATTCTGACGGGGTCAGCACGCTGCAGATCCCATTCACCGCGCTGCCTAAGTCCGCAGCCGGCAACGACGAAACCCGCCTCGTTTTCTTCTGATTCGCCATGTTTCATCTGTACCAGCCGGACCACATCGAGTGGCCGGTAAGTGTTGACCTGCCGTCTAAATCAGGCGTAAAGAAGGCCTACACCTTCACCGCGCATTTTCGGATGCTCGACCAGGAAGAATGCGATGAGCTGAACGAGCGGCACAACGCGCTGGCGGTGGCCACGGTCAGGCGCTACGAGGCGCTTAGGGACTACCGGGGCAGCTCCGACCTAGAGCCCGTCACTGAGGAGCTCCCCTGCACCTACCAGGACCTGGCGGCCGAGGTGCTCTGTGGCTGGGGTGATGAGGTGGTGGGCGAGGATGATGAGCCGCTGGAGTTCACGCCAGCCGCCAAGGCGCGGATGCTGCAGATGCAAGGTGCCGCGTCGGCCATCTTCAATGCGTGGACCGAAAGCGTCGGCCGGCCCAGTGAGAAGTCAGCAGCGAAGGCTGGAGGGTTCCGGGCAAAAAACTCATAGACGCGGCGCTGTTCCTCGCTGGCGCCGCGAAAGGTGAGGCTGACGACGGCCAGGACGCGGCCGACGCTGCGGCCATGTTCGGCCTGGAGGTGCCCGAGGTGGAGGCCAAGCCGAAGACGTTCGGGCTCCTGCCGGAGAACTGCGAAGCGCTGGCGTGGTTCCTGAAGCTGCAGACCCAGTGGCGAGTGGGCATGGCTGGCCCCGTGGGCCTCGACTACGGGGTGTTCATCCAATGCGCCAAGGATGAGGGCGTGAAGCGCCGTGACCGGGTGTGGCTGCTGGAGGATCTGCGGCTGCTGGAGCGGGAGTATCTGGGGGCGGCGAGATCCATAGCCTGACCCTAGGACTGGCGATCGGATAAAACATGAGCCGCATGAGCCTGGATACCGCCATCCGGCTGTCGGCCGAGGTGAAGGGCGGCGGGAATATCGATCGGGTGAAGCGATCGCTGCAGGATCTGGGCCAGGCCGCGCAGGTAACCAAGCGGGAAAAAACAGCACTGCGCACCGCAACGCTGCAGCTCGCCCGCGCCAATGACGGGACCATTGCCGGGATCCGCACCAGCGTTGCGGCATTGCGCGGGCTGCAGGAACAGGCCCGGATCGGCGGCCGGGAGTTTCAGAAGTACGGGGCGGAGATTCAGCGGCTGGAGGGGAGGCTTAGGAGCCTCGATAGCACTGCCAAATCGGGCAATGGACTGTCTGCACGCAATGCACTGCTGGCAGGCGCTGCAGGCGGCATCGCTGGGGCAATCAGTGCGCAAGCGGGAATGGTTGCAGCGGGCGCTTTTCAGGTTGGCCTGAATGCCGAAAGCGCTCAAGTGAGGCTAAAGGCGCTAACAGGCGAGTTTGGAGAGTACAACGAAGCACAAGCGGCGGCTGCGCGAATTGCAAGCACACTAAGAATTAGCAACATTGAAGCTCAGGATAGTTTCGCAAGTCTGTATGCGTCGCTTAGGCCAACCGGCGTAACGCTGGATGAAATCGAAAAGGCCTTTATAGGCTTTTCCGCAGCAGTAAGGAATAGCGGCGCAACAGCGCAAGAATCAAGCGCTGCACTTATTCAGCTGAAGCAAGCTCTAGCGTCTGGAGTTCTTCAAGGGGAAGAACTGCGGTCGATTCGGGAGCAGGCGCCACTGGTTGCGCAGGCAATTGCCGCTGAAATGGGCGTAACGATTGGTGAGCTAAAAAAGCTGGGAGCAGAAGGTAAAATTACAACAGATATAGTGTTAAACGCGCTTAATCGGCTGAATAATACCCAATTAGGCAAGCTAAATGAGCAGTTTAAGACTGGCCGCCAAGCACTGGTAGATCTGCGGGTGGCATCTGAAAACCTAGGCGTAACATTTGCTCGGGTATTTGGGCCGTCAACCGTAACCGCTATCAATGCCGTTGCAGCCGCATTGCGTTCTGCCAATCAAACGATTGGCGCATTCAGTGGCGATCAACCCGCTCAAAATGCAATTCAGGATCGACTAAGGGCGCGGCAACAGGCGGAACGGGACACAAGCGCCAGACCGTTTGGGTTGTTTGATTTCCGTGGGCGGCAGCAGTTCTTCAGGCAGCGCGAAGAACAGCTGTTTAGGCAGTTTCAAGGCGAAAGAACGTTTACGCCTAGCAGCGTGTCGCAGCAACAGCAGCAGGCCCAAGCTGCAGCGGCTGGCGAACGGGAAGCGGCACGGGTGAGGGCTGCTGCTGCCAGTGGCGGGGCTGCAGGTAGCGGCGGATCAGCGCCATCATTCCAACCCTCAAGCCGCGCCAGGGCATTGATTGCCGCAGCGCAGAAGCTCGGTGTCAGCCCGCTCGACCTGGCCACGATCATCAGCTTTGAAACCGCTGGCACTTTCAGCCCGTCGATACGTGGCGGCGCTGGCGGCAACTATCAGGGGCTAATTCAGTTTGGCATACCTGAGCGGCGGCAGTATGGCGTAACGCCTAATCAATCATTTGAGGAGCAGGTAACCGGGCCCGTTGTTAGGTATTTTCAAGATCGCTTTAAGGGTGTTGGCATGAGCACCCAAGGCGCAAACCTTGAGGATCTTTATACAACGGTACTGGCGGGCAATCCACGAGCAAACCGGAACTCTCGTGATTCGTTTGGCACCAGTCCCAGGAGTGGTGTGGCGCGGATGGGCCCCCACCGCCAGAAGGCGCTGCAGATGTTCTTTGGTGGGTCGGTGGAAAATACGGGATTTGATGCGTTTGATCAGGCGCAGGCAAATAATGCTGGTTTCGAGGCACAGCAGCAAGCTGCCGAGCAACTCCGCGAACGCCAACAAGCCACCACCACCGAGCTTGAAAAGTTCATCGAGGCCAGGACCCAGGCTGTCGTCAAGCTCAATCAGGAAAGCGAGCTACTGGGCGCAACAACTGATCTTGATCGCCGCCGGTTGGAGTACGCCTTCGAGCAGCTGGAGATCAATGACAGGGCGATTCAGGCCAAGAGAGAGTTTCAGGAGCTGGAGAAACAGCTGGTCGAGCTAGGCATCGATTACAACGCTGAGCAACAGCTGGCGCGGATCGAATCGGAGAAAGAGCACGCCCTGAAAAACGCCCAGGTCAAGGCCGAGCAGGACATCAACGACCTGATGGCCGAACGGGTGCGCATGATGCAGCAGCTGACCAGCCAGGCCGCCGAGCCAGCCGCCTTCCAGACCCAGGGCATGGCGATCGAGGCCCAAATCGCCACCCTGAAAGACGACCTAGCCGAAATGACCAGCATCGCCACCCTGGCGGGCAAGTCCGCCGAGACGATCGGTGGGGCGTTCGGCAATGCGTTCCGCGACCTGATCAGCGGCGCAGCGAGCGCCCGGCAGGTGCTGGCCGGATTTTTCCAAGACGTGGCCCAAGGATTCGCGCAGATGGCCGCAGAGATCATCGCCAAGCAGATGGCCATGATCGCGCTCCAGACGATCCTGAAGGCGCTGGGTGCGGTGGCTGGGGCGTCCAGCGGCGGCACCTTCGCGCCGAGCAACGTGGGCCCATTCGGCGCTGCGGGGGCGAGCACGGCGCTGAGCTTCGACCCGTCCGCCATGGTGCCCCGTGCCCTCGGTGGCCCCACCGCCAGCGGCCAGCCGTACAAGGTCGGCGAGAACGGCCCCGAGCTGTTCGTGCCCTATCAGGCCGGCACCATCATCCCGGCTGAGGCCACCGAAGCGCTGCAGGCGATCAACAACGCCAGCCTGCGGGGGCTGCAGGTGCCGTTCCAGGCCACCGCCGCTACCGCTGCCAAGGCCTCACAGCAGGGCGGCGGCTCCAGCTCCAGCAGCGGCCTGAGCGTGCCGTTCCAGCGCGGCATGGAGGGCCTGAGCGTGCCATTCCAGCGGGGTGGCATGGATGGCGGCATGGGCGCTGCTGGCATGGGTGGGGGCGGCGGCGATGGCCTTATCCGATTCGAGACTGTGCAGATTGGCGAGCTCGATTTCGTCACCAAGGATGAGGCGCAACGGATCGGCCGCGAGTCTGCCAAGCAAGGCGCTGCCCTAGCACTGAAGCGCTACAGAAACAACCCCACAGATCGCCGTGGCGCTGGTCTGCCCTGATGGAGCTCTGCAACTTCCTGCGGTTCAAGCGCCGGGATGGCACCTATACCACCTGGCTGGCCCAGAACTACTTCATCGGCCAGACCATCGCGCACAACGGCCAGAACTACCCCTACCTACCGGTGGCGGTGGCGACCAACAGCAGCACCCGAGGCGGTGATCGTTCTGAGGCGGTGGCGGCCGCGCCGGTGTCGGCGCTGAGCGTCAACGTGTTTGCCGAGGCCAGCCGCGAACGGTGGCTGCTGGAGGTGCGATCCGTCAAGGTCAACCGCGTGGATCAGAGCCTCGGCGTGCTGCTCACCACGGAATATTGGGCGGCGCAGCAGCTGCAGGGCGACGTGAGCGAGCCGATTGTGAGACTCCAGCTGGCCAGCCCGCTCGATGCGGTGCAGGCGCCCGGCGGCAGGGTGCTGTCTCAGGTGCTGGTGGGTGCGCTGCCTACCAGCGGGAATCTGACGCTGCAATGACCGCAGACTGGCCCGCTTGGGTGAGCGCCCGCCTGCCGCATGTGATCGGCGCCGACCCTGACGACGGCGAGGGTATCTGCTGCCTGGTGATGGCCGCCAAGGTCCGCCGCAGCGCCGGCCTGGCCATGCCCGATCTGGACCCGCAATGGTTCGCCATGGCTACCACCGGGCAATGGGAGCAGCTGCAGCGGGAATGGAGGCGCCTGATGGTCCCCCACAGACTGGAGCAGTACGCGCTGGCGCTCCACCGCCAGCCCCTGGGTCTCGGCGTTGGCGTGGTGGTGGATGACGGCCTGCTGATCGTGCATCACCGCCGTGGGGCGCAGTGGTTGCCGCTGGAGGTCGCCGGCCAGCTCATGCCCCTCGAATACTGGAGGCCCCGCGATGCTGCCATCTGATCGCTATCTGGCCGAGCTGCTGGGCCTGAGCGATGAGCAGTACGAGATCTGGCGCGATGAGGTCCGCAAGCGTGCAGCAGAGGCGCCCAAGCCTGCGGTAACGGCTGGCATCGAGTTTACTGCTGCTCAGATCGTGGTCTTGGTGACCACTGCAATCAGCATCGGCGCCCAGCTGATCAGCGTCCTGCTGGCCCCCAACGCCCCCCGTAACCGGCGCACGGCGGAGCTGGGGCAGCGGCAGGTGCAGGGGCGCAACCAGACGAGCATTGAATCCCTAGCGCCCCGTGGCGGGTTCGATGCAGTCCAGGACGTGGCCGCGATCGGCGAGCCCATCCCCGTGGTTTACGCCAACCGCGAAACCATCGGCGGCGTGACCTATGGCGGCGTCAGGGTGAACGCCACCCTGCTGTGGTCGCAGATTTGGAGCCTGGGCGGCAGTCAGATGGTGCGTGCCGTTTTCATGGTTGGCGAGGGCCGACTGGCCGGGAT